CATCACGCAGGTCTTTATATAAACAATTTCTCCACTTCCTAAGATCAGTCATCATTGCTTTTTCTTTTTCTTCCTCTTCTTTCTCTTCTTTTTTACCTTGCTCCTTTTCATTCCCTTCGTCCTCTACTTCACCAGCAAGAAAATCTTTGACAAGAATCGGTCCACTTTTCGTCATAAGATAATGACCCAAACCGATAGGTTCCAAACCATCGTTTATTCTAGCCTCATCGACAGACAATTTACCTAATTTTATTTCCCTTTCTTGAATCTCGATTTCTTCCTTTCTGTCAACAGGATTCAAATTAGTCCACTCAAATTGCAGTTGAGGCAAATCCATTTGAGTATGAATAATTTCATCTAGAAGCTCTTTAACAAAATGAGCCAATGGAAGTAGCCCTTTTTCTCTCGATAGTTTTTGCTGAGATTCATCACTAGCTTTATTGACAGTTAGCGTAATTCCAATATCTCTAGGCGGTACGTCAAATACGGCACAGGTTTGTTGCAATAGCCACATTTCAAACCTTTCGAAAGCCATATCTTCTAGCTTTTGAGTGGGAGTATATTTAGAATCTCCGGGAAGGATCTTTAATCTATGAACCCCTCGCAAATCACCGGCCAAAACGGAATCAAACCACATTTGCCATTCTTCAACCTGATCTTTAGTAGCAGCCAATTCCTCGGAAAGATTGATAAATCCAGCCGGAACGTTACCCTCTCTAAAGTGATTAAGATTATATAAGGATCCTCTTATGGCCGATTCGGTTTGAATAATCAATGATTCTATCGGGGCTAATCCATATGGAGTCAAACTTCGAGTCCGCATCATGTCGTATAAAAGTTCGTCAGTAGTAAATTCTGCCTGTTTACGACCTTCAATGAATTGAGCATAGGCAATATCTGGTGGTTCTGGAGTAGCACCATGTTCGGTAACTCTTAAAACAATAGTTGTTGGATCAACTGAAACCAAATCTATAAACTCGCCGCCTCTTTTCTTATGGTATTCGAAACAAGTCGCATCAACTGTTAACAGATCGTCAATTATGGTATTCATCATTTCACGGAATCTTGTCTTATGACCCATTGGTTTATTAAGCCAATTGGTCACTTTCTTGATATCTGACTCATGTCCCTTTTCGTCTTTTTCTTCATCAACAGTCGTTATTGTCCACTCTAGTTGGGTAATTTGAGTAATCCGGCGGTTAATACAAGCTCTGGCAATCGGATAGACAGTCGCCATCTGACGCATATAGGAAAATGGGATTTGTGAGCCTGGTTTTCTATCCGGACGAAAGCGAGTATTGAATAATCTGGGTCGTCTGTATTGAAATGCTCTACCTTTTGCCGAAGCTAACTTCTCGATCTTTAATGTTTCTTCTACTTTAGCTTCAACAATACCGGGAATCGAAGCTTTTATTAATTCACCGGCTTTCTTGGAATTTTCTAAAGATTCCTTCACGCTTGGAAGCTCTAATAGTTTAGAGTCTGGCTGCTTAGAATAGTCTTTAACCAATCCTTTGAAGATTCGGGTTTTGAAGAAACGAGATTGCAGTTTTTTTCTTAGATTCATCAGCTTTATCTCTATAATACTCTAAAAATCCTGATCCTGCACGTAGTAAACTTGTCGCTAATTCTAAGGCATCCGGACCATCATCATGATCAGCCATCGGGAAATTGATCAATTGCTCAACTAACCTCTGTTGATCTCTCCTGAATCTTATCCTACCATTTTTTATCGCTGGTTGTAATGATTGTATCCTTAGTATTTTATCAGAGTGCGACTTGATTCCTTTAATGTTTATCCCTAAACCTTTTACGTCAGATTGTTGAAGCCGGTGCTGCATCGTATCTTTAAAATATTCTTGAAATGCGTTGTCTTCAACCCCAAAGGTCCGGTGATGATATTTCCTGTATTCTTCAATGACATCTTCGATGATGATATCTGGATGTCTCCTCTCAATGTTCGCACCCAAAACATAGATTATCTGATTGGGATCTACTCCGAGAGAGACTATCGCCGAGTAGTCACCACCTTTTTTACCCATTGACGGATCACAAGCGCCGACAACAAAGAGATTCTTGCCGGTTAATTCATCGTCATCGTAGTAACGTATCCATTCAGGATTAAAGCGCCTCTCATCATCGCTAAGAGGCTCATTCTGCTTTTCCGATGAAAATGCTGCTGGTCCGTCCGCAACTCTTTGAACCATCAGATTATAATAGTCTTCACGTTCAGGCCAGAGAACTTTCGTTCCCCGTAGCATTTCTTCTTTATTCGTATTGAAGAATCCCCTTGCATCTTTTACCCTGTTCTTGTTTTCAAGGTCAGTAATGATTAATTCCCAATCGTCCCACTTAGGAGAGGTTGACCAGTTAATGACAGATTGATACTTCTTCGTTTTGTAAATAGGATTATTGAGGAGCTTCGACAACAGTGAATCATAGTGCATCAAGGTGCCAATCACTATTTTATCGGTCCTCTCATCTCCGGCTTTCGAAAGAGCCTTCATGTACCAATCGAACATTTTCTTTCGCTGATCAACTGAAGCGATGTTTTCATCGTTTTCAAGATCATCACAAATAATGAGGTCAGGTCGATATTGCCGGTAACGTCTGCCCCTGATCTTTTTGCCAGCACCAAAAGCCTGAAGTCTTACGCCGTTTTTAAGAACCAACTTAGAGCTTGACCAAGTTACTCCAACCAATTCACCAAAGTCATCGATTAAAAGCTCATTATCTTCAAGTTCCAGCCTAATGTTAGTCAGGAAATCGTCAGCCTGATCAGCCGTATCGGAGGTAATAATAATGAAATTCTTCTTTTTATAGACTGCGCACCAGATAGGTAGGGCAAAGGAAATGATCGTGGACTTAGCAGAACCTCTAGGGGCAGCATCGGCGATATCATCCGCCTTGCCATTTAAAATAGCCTCCTGCATTAATGCAAACAAGTCATCATGCATGGGACAGGCTTTGGTATAAAAGTTATCGGAAAAATAAGTTAGACAGAAGTATTTGAAGTCATATCTAGCTTCCCTCGTTCTTCTTTGTCGGTTCGACTCCAATCTTTCTTCCTGTCTTTGGGTCAATGCCTCTTGCTCGTAAAGTTGCTTCATATTCTTTGTCCGTTAATACTTGCTGATGACCAATGTTGCCCTTATGCTCTACCTGTTTCAAAATTGGGGCAAGCCTTGCCAATAATGCATTGGCAGCAGCAACTCTAACGCTTTCTTGCTTTGCACCCATCATCAAATGAAAGAGGGTGCTAATTATTGCATCAGTATGCTTTGAGATCTTATTATAAACATTCCTTTGAGAGGGAACCCCCCCCTTATTAAGTTCGATGCTGCTTTTGTCGGTCATCTTTTTTATTTCCTTCTTTTTTAATCCAATCGCTAAATTTATTAGTTTTGTCAATGGCTCCATGACACTTTTTAGTCTTCTTGCCGGATCCACAAGGACAAGGATCATTTCTGCCAGCCTTTTCTACATCATCCGCCATTCGGCGTTCTTTTTCAAGATCTTTGTATGCTCTTTGGAATAACTTATCCCACTCTTTAACCTTCAATTCCCAATTTTGTCCTTGAACCCACTTGTAAGCTCTTTCGACAATCTCATCTACCTTTCTCTTGTTCTGATAAGCCCAAACCATTTTAGAAACCATATCGTCAACATTTGTCAATGGCCGGATTCTTTCATTGTCTTCAAGTCCTAAGCAAAACCACTCAGAACTGTTAGATCCTGCTTTGACCGGAATCCCTCGAACCTGCTTAAAGCCCTTCTTATCGAGCCATTCGTTTAATTTCATTCCTTTAGGAACATAGGAATCGAATATATCAAGCATTGCAGTAATATTTGGCGCAACTAGAGGTGTCTTAGTTGCCATTGATTCAGTGGTGATGAATCCCCATCCTTCGCCTAAAGTGGTTGTTACACAGAGATCGGCAGCGTTATAAATCTTGTTGATCGTTTCGATCGGAACACCAGTTCCGGCATCAAAGTTTGCTGGTAAGGTATAATCTTCACCGGGAATTAGATTAAAGTTTCTGGCAATTTCGGTTATGGCACCGCCCATGTCTTCATCTTTCATATGGAGGTAGAGATAAGAGTTCGGGACAATCTTTTTGAAAGCAGCAAAAACCGCCATCGTTCTAGGAATATCTTTTCTTGGTTGATTACGGGAAATATTAACTATTAAATAGGTATCGTCTTTAACTTTGCCTTTGAAATACTTTTTCCTAAACTCTTTGGTTTCTTTTGATGGCAAGACTTTGAAAGTCTTTAGGTCAACACCATGATGAATAACCGGCATTCTATTTTTCAGGGGTTCTATCGGCATCCTCGCTTTCATATTTTCCCCGGAATCAGTAGCTTTTAGGTTGAAGTTTACTTCCAAATTTTTACGATCCCATTTAAGTATTTGAGATTTACCCCAGTTGCAATAAGCGACAGAATAATGAGGCAAAGCAATCGATCTCGTTACCCAATTTTCTTTCACAAATGAATCAATCGGCCAATAAGCAATCCACTTGAACCACTCTGTTGATGGAACAGTTCGTTTCCACATTTCGGCAGTTACTCTTAATTGTTCGGCAAATGGATAATTAAGCCCAAGACCTTCCATGATGAACGGATCCTGTAGGGTAAATATAATATCCCAAGGTCCTTTCAATCCCTCTTTCGTCTGATTACCACTCAGGGCTGACATGAGCCGGTCCCGTCCATACATATCCCTCGCACCTTGAGGTTGAGCCGGAAAGATTTCATAAGGATGTTTCTCGCGGTTATATGGATCCCCTCGAAAATTAATACCGACAATCTGGATATCGTACTTTCCGGTCTTTGCTAAACCCTGAAAGATATTCTTAGATACCTGAGCCAGACCAGTAGCAGCCGTTGGAGTGTCGCACAATGCTAATACCTTTATCTTTTTCAATTTAACGCCTCCTCTTTGGTTTCTAACGTAATCTCTCTGACTTGCTTCATAATTTGTTTGTGCGACATTGCAATTTTGTAACCCACAGCTTTAAAGTATATCTTTTGATAAGCTTGTCTTTGTTCCTCAGTCATTTTATCCCAATCTGGAATACTGTCTTGAAAACTAAGGTTAGGACCAGTCGAATTGCCTTTGAGAGAAACAGCAATATCAACTCCCGTTTCTACAAGGATTTCATCTGCCGGTAAGCTTGTTAACCAAAGCCAAAGCTTACTCTTTAATTTCGTTGGCAGATTACCAAGCCCTCTGTCACCCCAAAAACTACACCTTGGTGAAAATGTCTCATTATAATCTGCTGGAAAGTGAATCCCGCAGGTTCGACAAAAAACTTTCACCAATCCCCCCAATTCTTTGACGCATCTCCAAGTGGAGTCTTGTTACCTAGACCATCCATAGCATCAGGATGAGGTGCGCCCCATTTCTTTAAATAATACTGTTCGTTAGCGTGATGATTCTTGGCAGCCGAATGTCTGATAGGGATATTCCTTTTAATCGTTTCCGAAGCAAAATGATAATAAGGCGCGGTAGATAATCTCTTAGCGTGGATTCTTTTCGGGTTAACCTCTAAATCATTATGTTCTATGGCATGATCCCTGGCTGCCTTAATTCTTCGATGGTAATCCTGATCTTCACAATAAGCACCCTGGAAGTTCTCATCAAGAAGGCCAACAATTTCAACTGTCTTCGGACTGATCATATAACAAGAAAAGTCTGGCCCCTCGGCACGCCAAGTATCAATCGGCTGGAGATCATAATCAGTAAACTTATTAGGTAATTCCATTTGAGCCATCACGTCTGGCGACATCTTATCGGCAATGTTATCGCCAGTAACCATTAAATAGCCTGTCTTGTCCATAAAAGCCATAAGATGACTGAGCGTTTTTGGATGGAGGATAAGGTCATTATTTAATATGGCGATGTACTCGCAATCTTTATCTTCGAGTGCTAACTTAATTCCCTGATTCCAACTCGCGGCAACACCTTTTCTCGGAGAATTGTAAATATATTTAAATCTCTTAACTGCCATCGGAAGTTTGTCTATTTTTTCTTGAAGTTCTCCCCATTCTTTAGTCCCATCGGTGGATTCGTTATCAATTAAAGTAAACTTCCAATCGTAAATCTCCGATTCTTGAATTGACTTGTAAGCATTCTTAGTTAGCACCAGACAATTGATTACCGGCATCACAATATGTAGCTTCATTGTTCTATAAACTTTCCTTCTTCCCTACTAAAAATATATTTCTTTTTACAAATTCCGCACGTGGCTTTCGGTAAAATAGTGTCTTCAAAGATCCAATGTTGATCATACCCCTCATATAGGTGCCAACACAAACCTCGGCCGGTGACATTCCATTTCGATTTTTCATTCGGATCAGCGATTTTCCCACCTTCATTAACTACTTTTTTTAATCCATCCATCATTGTCTTTTAGTAAACTCTAAAGCTAAAATCCACCAATCAAGAACACAATCACTATTTTGATAGAATGGCTCCCTCAAAGTGTCTTGATTTATTATCCTTACATCCCAATCAAACATACATTTTCCATCCGGACCTTTACAGGCGATTCTATCTCTTAGCTCCTGTTCGTCATATCCCCACTTGTGAATATCGAAATCATTATTTTGGTATGCCCCGTAGGTGTTAACGTTGTGGATATAGGTATCCACCTTTCCATCAAGCCATGCTTTATCTAGTTCTCTTAAATTAGGAACAAAGACAGCCAACTTTCCGTCCCGCTTTAAAACTCGGTGCCACTCTCCAACATAACTTGAAACTTCGTGAACTGGAATGTGTTCAACCAAATGATGAGTGACAATTATTTCGATTGACCTAGATTGAAACATACCAAGAGACTTAGCATCGGTTTGAATCGTGTTGATATCTTGTGGATAATTTTGATTCTGTGCGTCAATATTAATCCAGGGAGCCTTAAATGGTCTTTGACCTGAACCTAAATTTAGTTTTTCTAATTTCATTAGAATTTATCCTTTTGACCACTGTCCATAGTTTTAACTACCCATCGATCAGTGTATCTTTTTATCTCTCTACCATTAGGGGAAAAGTGTAAATAGACATCTTCTTCGATCATTTTTTCGACAACCCAAAGGCTTACATTGGCAATAGTCTGAGTTTGTCCCCACAGATGAAGAAAGTCGGGATTGAATCCTAAGTTCTTAGTAATTTCTGCTCTCATATCCTTCCCTGAAAATGGATCCAACTCTCTTTCCCCGGTAATCACACCAACTTTATGACCCGCTTTCTGCATATTCTTAGCCATCTCATCAAAAAAGATTTTATGTTCCCAATAGCAACCATGTAATTCTATAGATATATTCATTTGATCATCACTCCTTCTACTTCTTTAAATGTTTCGTGGCCGGTAGCTTTTTCTTGATAAGTGTTCGTCTTTCCAGTATGAATAACAACTTCTGGCTCGATAGAGCCGACTTTAAAGCCATCTTTAACGATCTTTTGACAGAAAGCAAAGTCTTCTGATCCTGATATCTTCTTCTCCTGACCGCGCATCGTTTCATCAAATGGTCCGTATTTATCCCATGTTTCCCAAGTCATAAGTTGGGAGTAACCAGAAACAGCATCTTTGATACCAATTTTAAAATAATCAAAATCATATACCTCATTATTTTTTAAATAAGGATGGCAACCACCACCTAATACTTGTAACCCATAAAGGGCAACTTCTCGATTAGTGTCTGCTTGTTTATAAGCATCAATCAATTTCTCCAACCACCCCTCTTTAAAGTAAACATCGTTATCAGAAAAGTAAAGATATTCTGATCGAAGGTTGTATTTCGTTATGTATTTACAGACTTTATTTCTCGAAGCGCCGGGTCCAATATTTTCCTTGTTTACAAAAAGCTCACTATTGATCGGCTCCTTTCTATGAGAAAAATTCAACCAATCTCTAACCTTTTTATCAGTAGAGCAATCATCAATTAGATAAAGATTGAATAAAGACGGATCAGTGTTCTTGACGAGGGAATCTATTGTCTGCTTCGTGTGTTTGAATCTGTTTAAAACAGGAATAACTATATCGACCAATTTCGAGGAATTTGCCACTTGTTTCATGATTTATTTAATTTTATCCTTTCTTTTTGTCGAATGCAAGATGCTCTTTGTCAAGCCTTGTCCCATTGATGTTTCAAGCTCAGATTGAACTATTTCAATCGGCGGAAGTCTTAATATTCTCCTTGATGTGACTTCGCAATGGTCCCTTAAATCAACTAACGTTTTTGGGTCAAGGTTGTCTGTCCAAACAAAACTGGTGTAATCGCCTGGAATCCCTTTGTAATAGTTTGCATTCCGAGCATAATCTATATCTTTGCTATAAAGCACTTTTCCAGAATTAGGCTCGACATATACCCAAGCGCCTTTTTCTTTTGGATGTCTGGTAGATTCATCAAAATATGGTGAGCCAGGATATTGAGTAATGATTGTCCAATCAACGTCATCTGGCTTATTGGAGAGGACCCATTTAAGACTATCTAAAACTGTTTCTGTTGTTTCTCCGGGATGACCAATACTCATTAATGCTTTAGACTTCAAATTGGCACGGCGACAAATTTCAATCCATCGACTGTTAGTCTCACAGGTAGTCTTTTTATGCATTGCCTCTAGTATCTCATCGCTCCCAGATTCAACGCCGCTTAGAATCACTCTAAAACCAGCTTTATACATCATTTCGGCTTGTTCTGCTGTAAATAGATCAGCCCTGACAAAGCCTCTAAAGGACAATCTTCTTCCTGATTTCTCTTGATATTCAACTAATCCTTCTAGGAGATCCATAAGATTATCATTATTAATGTTAAGTTCATCATCGTAAAACATGATCCCTTCATAACCATACTTGCCAACCATAATATCAATCTCATCAATCACGCTTTCAGTTTGTCTTGATCTTGCAATCCTAAAAGAGTGATCACTTCTACCACCACAAAAACCGCACTCGAAAGGACAACCAAGCTGAGAGATTATAGACTGAGCTTTTTTGCCATCTATCTTGTAGCGATAAGATTCCAAGTCTATGAGGTGCCTAGCTGGTGGTGGATACTGATCTAAAGTTCCCTTTTGCAAAAAGAAGATGCTATCCTTATGGTTTGCTTCAATAACTTCTGGTGCATTATCTTTAATAGCCTCAAAAATGGCAATCTCGCCATCACCGGCGACCACAGTATCAAATGCTTTCGTCATTTGTTCGAAAGCCTTAGCGCCCCTATCACCTTTTTCTCTCGAAGAACTGACCATTGTTGCATGGGAACCACCAAGAATAGAACGTCTCTTATAATCTCTTATAATCTCTCCTAATTTAACCGCTTGAGGGAATTGGGGAGTCGTGGCAGTAATGCCTACATTTTTAACATCACTTTTTTCAAGATACTTTACAACAACATCCTCAAAATTTTTAATGCCGGATAAGTCTAAAACATCAACTGGATGACCGCTTTCCTCCAACACAGAAGCCACTTTTAAAATACCAAGGGAAGGAAAAACCCTTTCGTTTGCTAGAAAAGGTGAAGGTGGAATGATAAGGGCGGTCGTTTCTTTATTCACCTGTTTTCAAGATAAAGTTTATGTATTCTTTCAAGATTTATCCCGTTGGGATGCCCTCCTCTAGGCCCATTGAAGTGAATCCCTGCCGGATAAGTCTTGGTAATGTTATTGTAAATCCTCCCATTCTCAAAGTAAATCTGGTCTATTGGAACTGTACACATCGCCAGGAAAAGTTGACAGTCATGATCTATTTTAAAATCAAACCACTTGTGTTTATAGGCAGTATCCCACATAACATTATCACTCGTTTGACCATTAGATTTTTGATACAGAGTAGATAATGCCTCGATTATTTTATCTTTCTTGCCAATCCATTGCCCTGAACAAATCCATTTAAAAGGTTTATCAACAGACTCATATTTGGGGCTGGCTAAGTGATAAGTATAACTTGAGCTAATAACGATATCACTTTTGAACTTCTTAAATTTGGATAGAATTGTTTTTTCGTCCTGAAGCATCCATGAATCAAAACCATCAGAAAAGAGAATATATTCCGCATCTACTGATTCAAGATATTCAGCTAATTCTTTTGTCTTGGCATTCACATAACCAAGCCATTTGTTACCGAGTCCATAAGAAGCAAAATCAAGACCAAGATGGCTACAAGAATCTTTTAACTTTTCTATTGGTTTATCGTCTATATGCACACAGATTGTGCATACATGGAGTTTCATGGTTTAATTTTAATCATAAGGTGTCCTTCGACACCGAGTTTTTTCCAGTCCTTTGTCACTTCTTCAACCCTTGGAGCTATGCAAGGAAAATGAGGATGTTCGTAATCATGGAAAGCAACAATGCCGCCGGACCTGATCTTTGGCAGCCAGTCAGCGCAATCTTCCTGGATAGAATGATCTTGATGATCAGCATCAACAAGAAGGAAGTCAATCGATCTGTTAAATTCTGGTGCCGCATCGTGAACTGGCTTCTCAATTAATTCTATATTCTTTAATCTAGGTAGAACTTGTTCGGTAAATACCGCCCTTGCGTCTTCACCATTGACAACAAAGGAATCGACACAATAAAGAGTAGCCGTATTTTTAAGAGCCGCTAATATTTCAACTGAAGTACCGCCAGCATAACATCCCAATTCGACAGCAACATCGATTTTTGACCTATATTTCCTTAATACTTTTTTGAGAAAATCGAGTTCTTCTTTTATTGTTAATGAGGTTGTCGGGAAGACATTGTGTTTTTTTGCTTTCATTGCATTAACCCTATCAAGGTCTTTCTTTCTTTTAACAGTAACTTTAACTGGAATTGGCTTTCTTTTTCTAGGCATTAGGTTTCTTTTTAACTATCATGTCCCAAACGCTATCAACTTGTTCCCAACCTTGGGTATTCTCATCAACTGCTTTTCTCACACCAGCAAAAGCAATATTATTATAATCATGGAAGCCTACAAATCCACCTGGCTTAACTTTTGGAAGCCACAGTTTACAATCTAAGGCAACAAATTCATCTTCATGATTGCCATCAATAAGAAGGAAGTCGATCTCTCCTTTGACTTTTAGTGCCGCTTTTTCACTAGTTAATTTTAAAAGAGTTACGTTCTTGTATTTTTTCAAGACATTTTTCCTGAAGAGGGTTTCTGTGAGGTTCTTCGAATTATTCTTTCTATGTTTGCCGACAAAAGGATCAACGCAGATGACTTTACCGGACTTAGCTGCCTCAGCCATCGCAATTGCCGAAGCGCCACAATAGGATCCAATTTCAACAACAAGGGGTTTCTTGCCTGATTTGCCTATGTAATCAATAAGCGCTTGAAGTTCGGGGCCATGAGAGTGAGATTCAACACCCTTGAGGTTCTTGATGTCTTCTACTTTCATAATTAAATATTAAAACTAAAGGTCTGTCTTGTCAAGATTTTAGATTGTCAAACTCTAAATGGAAGACAAATCTTATGCTTTCCGGAAACTATATTTTTTGGATGCCATTTATTGTAGAAAATAGGATGAGCTTCTTCGTGTACTTGTTGCTTGGTTTTTCCAAATGGAGAAGCCCAATCCTCACCGACATCAGTCATCCCGCCAATATGATCAGCATCCATTGAAATAACGATGTTTCTATAGCCTTTATCAATGCTCTCTAGGCAAATATCGTTATCGTACATATGGTGAATAGGGTATTGCCGATCAAAGCCTCCTAGCTCGTTTAAGAGCTTCATGTTTACAATTAAAGAGAACCCGTCCATAACTGATACTTCCTCGATTTCTCCATTAGGCGGGGTGAAATCGTGAACCGATGCATTCATACGACTGCACCCAGATATATTGCCCCACCTTACTAATTGCTGCATTTCATAAGGAGTATTATAAATTCCAGGCACTCCGATTCCTTTGGCTCCATAAAACCCGGCCACGCCGATATTGTCTTGTTCTGATAGAATCCTGATCAGCTTTTCATCCCAGCCTTTCTCATAAATCATGACATCGTTGTGCGTATAGAAAATATAGTCAAAACCCATCTTGCTAGTTACTCGCCACATTTGATTTAAAGCTTTGACTAAGCCGACATTCTCAGCATTCCGAATAACATTGTCACCTTTTCTCAGTCCAATCAACCAATCTCTAAGTGGAGGCTTAGAACCATTATCAACTAAGATAAGTGGAAGACGATCTGTTTCGGATTCCCGGAGCTGATTCAAAAATTTCTGAGTAATATCCGGCTGATTCATGATGGGAACACCGACAACAACTGAAACTTTACTTGACATAGTTTATCCTTTCTTGTATCATACACATATGATATGCACAATAGCAGGTTGCAAAAGAATTGTTAGATATAAAACTCCTAAACCTCTTTGTCAACTCCATTGGCGCAGATGGCATAATGACAAAAGCTTTAACCTTCAAGTTTGGTACAAGCCTTCTATTAACCACAATGGATATATAAGAATAAATATTGGCGGCAAAAGAATCCTTGAGCATAGATATATTATGGAGAAATATATTGATAGACCTATTAAAAAAAATGAAAGTGTGCATCACCTTAATGAAATAAAAACCGACAACCGAATTGAAAATCTTAAACTTATGACAAATTCTAAACATACCAAAAGATATCATCCTAAAAAACCAATAATCGACTGGTCGAAGATATCTATCCTTATAAAAACAAATCGTTGGCATCCACATAAAAAATCTAAGTGTCTTGTTGAAAATTGTAAAAAAATCTCTAAAGTTAGGGGTCTTTGTCAAAAACATTATTCTAGTTTTCACAATAATTTTCTTAATAAAAGGTGATTACCGACAACTATTTTCATATTATTGTGTTTGTCCTGCTCCTACCAGTAGTTTTGTAACCTCTAGGATCATTTTTAAGGTCATAGTTGTGATCTTTAACTTCTTTACCGAACTTATCAACAAATATCTCTCGGCCATCATCAGTTTTAATTACTGCTGCCGGTTGCCTGTTGGCAACAATCGCACCTAACCTTCGGTTCTGGGTTCTTTTTTTTTTGCAGCTTTCGCATTTATCATTCCAGCGTCTTACTTTGTTTTTTTTACAATAAAGACAGGTGTGATTTTGTTTATTAAAACTTATGGTTCTCATAAGGACACTTTATTGTTTTGTGGTTGAGGATTATCTTCTTTGTTTTTTCTAGCAACCCTGCATGGCTTACAGCGATTTGGTCGGGTTGTCCAACCTTGCTTTGTATAAAAGTCTAAATCTCTTTGGGTAAAAGGAAACTCATTTCCGCATTCACGGCACACTCTATCTTCTACAATATCAGACACCTTGATTTACCACCTTTATTTTCTGAACCTCTTCATCCGGTTCAGGAGAAATTAAACAATCAGTAGTTAACATCATTCCCGCAACACTAAAAGCGTGCTTAACAGCGAGCTTAGTTACTTTTACAGGATCTACTATACCCTTGTCAATCATATCAACATTTTCTTTAGTAATTACATTCACACCTTCGCCTTTTTCATAGGACGCTGAATCTATACCGGAATTAGATAAAATCACACCAAACGGGCCACATAGTGCCTTTGACACCAATAAGTCAATTTCGTTTATCTCGTCATAAGTTCTTGCTATATCCCTCAAAGCTACCCCACCACCAGGAACAATCCCATCGGCAATCGCCGCTTTGGTAGCGTGAATTGCGTCAATAACTCTTTCTCTTTTCTCGTCTATTTCAGTTTCAGAGGCACCGCCAACATTAATAGTCGCCACAGATTGACTAAGTTTGGCAAGCCTGAATTGAAGCCTTTCCTTTTTAAATGTATTATCCTCTGCCTCGATTTGTTCTTTGATTGCCTCGCATCTATCTTTTATTTCTTCATCGTCTGGATTATCTGGAGAGATGACGGTTTTGGTTTGAGTTACTTTAAGATTCCTAAGTCTGCCTAAGTCACCCAACTTAACGTCTCTTAGATCCATTTTCTGATCTTGGTTGATGACAACTCCTCCGGTCATAACTGCAATATCTTCTAACATTTCTTTTCTGCGATCCGCATATTCGGGAGCGATCACTGCAACAAGAGGTACTTGAGATTTTAATTTAGTTAGAACCATCGCTTGAAGAGCCGGACCAACTACGTCCCCAGCAATAACAAGCAAGGCTTTTTTGTTTTGCCCTGCCTTAATTATCTTTTCGATAATAGGTACAAGGAGCATTCCGTCTGCAATCGATTGATCAGTTAAAAGAACATAATGACCGCCGCCGGAATAATCAACTATCATTCGATGAGGATCAGTAACAAATTGGGGAGAAAGATAGCCATTAGAAAACTCCATTCCCTTTTGATAATCAATACTGGATTCAAAATTGGAAGATTGCTCAACCATTACCAACCCGGAATCCCCAACACTTCTAAGAGCTTTGGCAACTAAGGTTCCGGTTACTGGATCCCCGGAAGCAATTGTCGCCACCTTTTCCATGTCCTTCAGGGTTTTAATTTTCTTAGCTATCTTATCAAGCTTGTCAGATATAACCTGACTATGTTCAAGTAGTGATTCTTTTAATTCCATTGGATTGATTCCCGGAGAAACAACGCCATCCTCAATGCCACTATGGATTAATTTAAGACCTTCTTGAAGTAAAGTATTGGCTAGAAGTGTTGCGGTCGTGGTCCCATCCCCGGCAAGGTCGTTAGTTTTACTTGCAGCTTCACGAAGCAAAGAAGCGCCCATGTCTTCAAGTGGATCCTTTAATTTGATAGATCTAGCCACAGAGACACCATCATGGAGGACCCTTGGTGTGGGAAGACCATTGATGGCTACGTTCCTACTTCGAGGACCTAGTGTGCTAACAACTGCTTTTGCCAACTTATCAGCTCCACTTGCTAATTTATCTCTTGCTTCTTTATCGAAAGATAATATTGTGTTTGGCATTACAGGTTCATTTTTTCAAGCAATTCTGTTCTTTGGATTCTTTTTATATCTAATTGCTTTGTTATGTTTAATATCCTCTGCGTTGCGCTTTCGATTTCCTCTACATCAGCCGCTAACACTGAGTCGGAAAAAAGTATTATTATTTCTCCAGCATACACAAAAATCTCATTGTCAACAAGTAATAAACTTTCAACATCGTCTTCATTATATTTGCATTCTATTACTTCTTCAACCGGACCAGAAAATATAATAGCACCTAGACAAAAAGCGATAAATATTACTAATGCTTTCTTCATTTTGTTACCTCCTTTCCTATGGACAACCTTTAATAAAAATATGAACTATCGGATGTAGCAATGCCAAGATTCTTTCTGTAAAGATTATATAATAATTTAGTTTATTCATTTCTTCTTGTTAGTAATAACTAGGTTCATCTAAAGAACAGCCAAAGCATCAAACATAAGGGAATAAAGGTCACGGCCAGTTTCGCAACTTCCGGCCAAGTTGTTTCTGCTCCTGTCATCTCTCCACCTCCAATCTACAAACATATTCTCTATAATTCATTACCGAGTCTTTAACTCTCCTAACAGACCAAGTACCACCATTGTCCCAACAATCATTC